ATTAAAGGAACAATTAAAAAGTCTACGAAGGAGGACTGGTTACGCTATATCAGAGTGCTGCTATGCAGGAACATTCATATAATATAGAGGTAACGAAAACTAATAACGAAAGTAAAAATATGATGGATTTAGGGTATAAGACAACGCAGTTCAAAACAGTATCAGAAATTAAAATACCTGATATATTTTATCGCAGATATAAGAGTGGTATCAATGTAGTTGATGAATTATTTGGTGAAGGTATTTTACCTGGATCTTCTATTACGATGTGCGCTGCTGCTGGATGTGGTAAGACTACTTTTCTATTGCAAGTACTAGATGGTCTTGCTCAGAATGGTTATTCAACTGCATATGCTTCGGGTGAAGAAAATGAATATCAGTTATCATTTACCTGTAATCGAATTGGGGTAAAAAGTGTAAAGGTAGCTAATATGACTGATGTTGATGATCTCGTTGATCAAATGGAGCATTTTGATTGCTTAGTTATCGATTCATTTCAAGCATTGAGTACTTCTAAGAAGATGAATACTCGTGAGTTTGAATCATATGCTGTAACTAAGCTTACTAAAGCTGCTAAGGATACAGAGTGTACGGTATTCTTTATTATGCATCTTACTAAAGCTGGTTTGTTGAAAGGTTCGACTCTTGTACCGCATTCTGTTGATGTTAATATGCAAATTGAAATTGATGCTGATGTAAGTGATGATGCTCGTAGGATTTACTTTAACAAGAATCGTTTCGGACCTTGTAATGAACTTACGGTATACTTAGGGGCTAAAGGTTATGACTTCTCTGCTCCGATTGTTATCGAAGATGAAGATAAGAAAGCTCCTAGTAAGAAAAATAAAAAGCAAAAAGAATTAGATATTATTCTCGAAATGAAAGAGCCGCCTCATATTAATGTAGACCGGGTTATGGAGAGTTTGGAGATTGATTATATGCGTGCAAATTATCTGCTACGGGACTTAGTTAATAACAATAAGCTTGTTAAATTCGGACGAGGTAAGAGTGCAGTTTACAAGACTGTTTAGGAACGATAATATAATAACGAATGTCAAAGTTATCTGCAGACCCTAAAAGGAAAAAATTTATTAAACAAGGGGAGTATGAAGTGTGGAAATGTTTAGACTACAAGACGTTCTATATGACTATCCGATTACAATCTACAGAAATGGATAAAAAGAATAATCGAGACCCGAATAAATTTACATTATATATGAGTTCATCTGATATATTTTCTGATATCGATACAGCTGAAGAAGCCATGAAAAAAGGCTATAAAAGAGCTGATGAATTATATGAAATGCGCTTGAAATCAAGACCAAATAAGCTATAATAATATTATGAAAGAGTACAAACAAGGAGAATATATTACGTATAAAGTTCGCTTCCCGGGCCAGTTAAATGAAATGCATGGTAATGGTACCGTTGAAGAGCTACGCGTAATGAATGGTAAAAGACAGTATTTAGTATCAGAAGGTAACGGTGGTCAGAATATGACATACGTTAATGAAGATGATATTGTAACCCTACTTAACGGATAATTATGAGTAAAAGATCAAAACCAGGAGTAGATTTAAGAGCTCCGAACCCTACACATACTAAACGAATGGGACGTTCATATGGACCATTAGTATATAACGAACATGTCGGTAATATGGTAACTCAAAAAATCGATAAGGCTATTGAAAATAACAGGAAAAAATAATGAAAGAAAGTTTTAAAAGAAAAATAATTCTGTTCCTAATTCTTACAACAATAGTAGTAGGAGCTTTAGATGTAAGTTACGGAGTTTTCTTCGGTGTACTAACCAATTTGTTAATTAATGCTTTTTGGAATAGTAAATTATTTCCTACGATTCAAAAGTCTAATGAGCAATTAATTGTAGAAAGTGTTCAAAGACCAAGATTGTAATCAATGCCGGAGTGGTGGAATGGTAGACACTGCAGACTTAAAATCTGTTGCTAGTAATAGCGTGCCGGTTCAAGTCCGGCCTTCGGTACCAATTTTAATGCTCTGATAGTTAAAGGGATATAACCGCTGATTTCTAATCTGCTATTCTGGGTTCGAATCCCGGTCAGAGTACCATCTATAAATATAAATTATGTTACAAGAAATATTATTAGTATGCACAGGAGCTGTATTTACATGTTTGTTCTGTACTTTCGTTTACTGGTTAATTAACTAGGAACTGTATTATAATCATAGTATGAAATCAAATAAGTGCGAAGTTATATCAAGACGGATGAGGAGTATTGCAAAAGGTAACTATGCTCCTAGTTTTAATGAAGTTCCTGAGAGAAAAAAATTAAACCCGTACGATAGACCTGAAAGGTCTTTACCTCGATATTACGGTAGAATATCTTGGTGATTGTATAAATATTTTTAATGAATGTTTTTCATTATAATATTGATATAACAAAGTTCGAATTAAAACCTTGGCATAGAGCAGAAGTGGATAAAGACATCGAGACTGAATTCGGTGATATAGTTTTGAATAACTTTGCAGGATGGTTATGGTTTGTAGTAACATGGAAGAGTGTTCCTTCCGGAAAATAAAATAGGAACAGTGCTATAATAATAGCATGTCACCTCAAGAAAGAATGCAAGTATGGGAATCTATTAAGGAACCTAAACCTTCATGGGAAGTATTCAAACGTCTCTTACCTTCTGCTAATAATGATGTGCAGAAAGCTTTAAAGATGTGGGAGAAGAAGAATTCCCGAAGAGGAACAGTGATATAATTATAGAGTAACAGAGATATTAACCTAATATAATAAAAAATGCAATATATAAACGCAAAAGAAATAATTAAATCGACTGATAAATCTGGTTCGGAAACGAATGATTGTTCAGTACGTGCATTCACAACTGCACTTGATGTTGACTATGATTCAGCTCATAGTTATTTAAAAGAGACCTTCAAACGTGAAGATAAGAAAGGTTGTAAGAAAATGGAATCAACTGCAAGACAAATTTCATTATCAGGGGAAACGCAAAAAATTGATGATGTTGAGTTTGATATTACCGTTCTTCCTGAAGATAAGGTGACGAATACTTATAAGCTTCATGGTGAAGTAATTGCTCGAAAGAAGACAGTTAAGTCATTCATTAAAGACTTTGCTCAAGGTATCTATTTAGTATTGGTATCTGGTCATGTCTTTACTGTAAAGAATGGTTTGATGATCGATAACGTTGGTGAAGAATGGAGACCAACTCGTAAGGTTGAAAGTGTTTTTGAGCTTAAGCTTAAGAATGTTTTAGAGCAGTCTGAGTTTGAATTTGCTAGATTTTGTTAATGGAATTATTAAAAAGAACTCAGATGTTTAAATGGTTAAGGTATATGTTTAGTAGACCTATTCGACCAAATGAGCCATATGAGCCTGTTGAGCATAAAACTACAAGACTTCCGGATTCAGATTACGATGGAATGGGAAACTTTTCAAGATTTGGAAGACCTCCGAAATGAAATATGGGCCCGTAGCTCAGTTGGTTAGAGCAAACGACTCATAATCGTTTGGTCGTCGGTTCGAGTCCGACCAGGCCCACCATTAAGAACTATGATATTATTATTTGAGATTGCTGGATGATTTGCAAGTAAATTGTAAATAAGATAATAAAAATGGATAAAGAATTATTAATATTATACGGTACTGTATCAGGTAATGCAGAAGATTTAGCTGATCAAATATCTGAAAAAATAACTGACATAGGATTTAAAACTGAAATAAAAAGTATGGATGATACTGATGTCTCAATTCTGCAGGGGATTAAAAACTTACTAGTTATAGTAAGCACCTGGGGGGAAGGAGACCCTCCGGATGATTGTATAGATTTTTACGATTCAATTAATGATGATAACACTCCTTTATTAAATGGTTTAAATTATTCCGTTTTAGCTTTAGGGGATACTTCTTATGAGTATTTTTGTCAAGCAGGTAAAGATATTGATGCAAGATTAGAAAAATTAGGTGCTAATAGAATCTATGAAAGAGTTGATTGTGATATAGATTTTGAAGATAATTATGAAGATTGGGCTCAAGGTGTTTTAGAAGTTTTAGGAACTTAGATATAATAGAGTATGGGATATCATAAAAGAAATAGAATTGCTTATCATGGGGTAAAAGGTGAACGGATTATAGTAAACAGACCTGAAAAGAAAAAGGTACACTATCGTTCATCAGCGTCATTTTTTGATAGTATTCGAATGCAAGATTTAGCATTAGCAATACTCTTTTTAACAATTGGAATAGGTTTCATTGTAGCATTAATTTTATTTTAATTAAAGGGAACAATAATATAATAGTAGTATGATGAGATTATTTAAAGCATTCACAATTTTAGCACTAGCGGGTAGCTTAGTTTTAGATTTCTACAACGGTAGATCTATAAATATAATTTATCTATTCGCTTTAATAGCAGTTCTTTTTACATAACTTTGGTTTGATCAACCAAACGTGCACGAAATAAACAAAACAAACAGAAGGGGAAAAAGTCTTACTATATCGCAACAGAATTAAGCTTTGTAGTAAGTTGGTTAAAGCCCTGCTAAAAATAACGCAATGCGTATTTAGCAAGCCCTGGAGCTGGTATTCCTCCATTAAAGTCTGACCAGACGAATACCTTAAATTTTTCTGTACTTAAAATTAAATACTATGCCAATGGAATATTAAAGTCTTCGGACTCCGGCGGAGAAAGTTCGAACCCCTTATGAAATGCTAGCAAGTAATGAGGTAGACCCACAGCAGAATGGGAAGAGCCTGTTAGGTTTAATTTTATTAATTTATAGTTGGAAAAAAGAAATAACAAAAGTAAATAATAGAATGAAGGACAAGCAAACCAAAACTGTAATTGAATATTTACTTCAATCGGAAGAATATGTACGTTATGATGAACACGTTCATAATAAATTACATTTTAATATAAGCCGTCTCATTAAAGATGAGATTAGAACGCATAAATGGATTGAATCCGGAAAAGGTAGAGATATAAATTGGGAGTATGCTGTTCAAGAATGGATGGATGAGCATTATGATGAATTTATTATGATGTTAATACCAAAGAGCCGTATAAAAAAATATCTTACAAAGTATAGTAAAGACTTTATCGACTTCGTTAAGTTTATAACTATTCCATAAACGTGCGAAGTAGCTCAGCGGTAGAGCAGGTGACTGTTAATCACTTGGTCGCTGGTTCGATCCCAGCCTTCGCAGCCATTAACGGAACTTTAGTATAATAATATTATGAAAATCTTTTTACTCTGTAGTTTAATAATCTTCTCAGGATGTACATCTACTTCTAAACCAGTCGATATTAAAGAGATACGTAAGACAACTCAAGAGATCCGTTATACAAATGATGAGATATTTAACCTATGGACTAGAGGAGCAAGATGGGGTAAGGAGTTTAGGAAACTTTAGGAACATTGATATAATATACATATGAATAACAATTATATAGATTTAGCAGTAACCGTTCATGAAACGTTTTTTGTTCTTTTAGATTGTCACACTAAAGTAGAAACTCGCATTACAGACTCTGAGGCTGAGACCTGGTACTATAATAGAGGATATGCTCGATGGTCCGATAGAGCAGTTAGCTATATGGAAGAAGTTATTATTAATCCAGAACCTATACAAATTTAATATCATCACTTTCGCAGTCCCACTGACAACTATATAAAATACAGAGGCGACTCAACTGCTAGGTATCAGTATAAACTACCTACTATTTTATAATAATATGAATCCATTTGATGTAATTGATGTAACTGAAGATAGTGAATTCTTCTTAACTGATACAGATGAGATATTATCAGTTGAGGAAATTGAAGAATATTATCAAGCCGGTATTGAGTTTACTAAAAAAGCGATGATAGAATTAAAAAAGCAATTTGGAGATTTAATAAAATGAATAAAATAAAAAATGATAATGAAAAGACTGCTGAAGCTTTTTGGATGGTAATCAATATTATTATACTGATGACCGTCTTAGCTGCATTTGTAGGAATTACCTTAACAATATTTGGTTAATAAAGGAACCCCTTTATAATAGTCTTATGGAAGATTTACCAAATAATCAAATTGATAACGGTGATCATATATCACCCCCGACAATGTTTCTAGACATTGATGGTACATTAATGCATTTTCCTCATACACCAGATGAATATAGAAGTATTTCAAATGGTACTGAAAAAATGAAAATACTTCCCGGTGTAAGAGAAAAGTTATGGGAATGGGAAGGTAAAGGTTATAAAATTATCCTAACTACAGGACGTAGAGAAATGTTTAGAGCAGAAACTGAAAGAGCTCTTAAGATGGCTGGTGTAGGCTATGAACAATTAGTTATGAGTTGTGGGTGCGGTCCTAGATATATAATTAACGATCGTAAGCCTAGTAATAAAAATGAAAAGGTAGATACTGCATTTGCTATTAATGTAGATCGTGATGAAGGGTTTGAAAATGTTACGATTTAAACTATGAAAATTTTACTTTATTCTTATTTACAATTACTATTATTGAGTATGAACACATACAATATTGCTACCGGTAAGATATTATACAGTATTATATTTTCTTTCCTTATTGGTATTGTTTGGTGCTATAATGTTACAAGCGTGGCAAATGGTTCATTAAAAGAAAAAATGCAATATAGTATCGGTTGCAGTTTAGGTTGCGGTACAGGTGTTATCATATCTACTACGTTCTTTTAGGAACATTAATACAATTATAGTATGATTACCGAACAACTTTTACTAGAGACTCGTGATGAAATTATTGCTCGGTCGGATGCGAATGATAGATTGTTTAAAAAGGTATTTGCAAAAGTATCAGATAGACATAAAGCAGAGCATAAGGATTTAGAAGATCAGTTTATAGATTTTTGTTATAATAACGTTTACTATAAGCCTAAAGATGTTAATGCATTCTTTAGACATCTTTATGAAATAGGGGTACTCGAGTACTTAGACTAATAGTTTACTTATTTTAAAATGTTCGTAAGCACGTTTTTTGATTATGCTTGTTGAAATATCTTGCTTATATGGTACATAGGCAAGAACAATATTATTATCATCTAACCACTCTTGTGTAAATTCCATTTGAGAGTAATAATCTTTTTTTGCCCAATCAGATCCAATAACAATTATTGTTGGTCTGACTTCTAAAATAGTTGGTTTACTATCAGAGCCACTGGTATTTTCAACAACTAAATCAACGTACCTGCAAGATTCTAAGCATGCTTTTCTTTCTTCATAGTTACATACAGGTTCAAGATCTTTATATGCACCTATAAATGCATCTGTATTTAAACTTACAACCACTTTACCGTTTACACCTGCAATCCTTTTACATTGTTTTAAAAAATTCACGTGACCTGAATGAAATATATCAAACGTACCACCAGTATATACAATTTGTTTATTCATAATTAATCTCTTGTTACATGCGGCTGTTTTGAAATGTACCCTTCAATTAGCTTTATTGGTGAAAGGTCTGAGTTTATATGATTAAACGATAAACCAATAATTCTTTCTGCTAATTCACTACCTCGCTTACATATAGGTTTAAATAAGTTTAATTTTATATCT